ATCGAAGTCTCTCAAGTATTGGTTCTCTGATCCATCCGTGGTGACGACTCCATCTAAAGAGATTTCGATGCCCTCGACTGAATTGACGTTCAATCTGTCAAGTGATACACTCAACGAAATCACAAAGGCTGCTGCTGTTATCGGTGTTCCTGATATGGCATTGTCTGGTGGTAAGTTGATGGTCACTGACAAAAAGAACAGCACTGCAAATGCATACGAAACATCTCTGGATGTTGGTGATGTTGCCGCAGAGTATAAGTTCTGGTTCAAGGTTGAGAACCTAAAAGTTATGCCCGGTGCATATGATGTTGAAGTTTCTTCTAAGAAAATAAGTCACTTTACTAACACTAAGATTGGTGTGCAGTATTGGATTGCATTGGAACCAGAATCTTCTTACAATGCTTAATTTGAGGAATTTATATTATGGAACAATTTTTGTGGGTTGAAGAATATCGGCCACGAGACATAGAGTCATGCGTACTTCCTAAGACTCTAAAGTCTTCCTTGCAGTCTTTTGTTGACAAGGAAACACTACCCAATCTGATTCTCTCAGGTGGTCCGGGCGTTGGTAAGACTACTGCTGCCCGTGCCATGCTGGAGCAGATTGGATCAACCTATATGTTTATCAACGGTTCTGAGGAGTCAGGTATTGACGTTCTCAGAACCAAGATAAAGAACTTTGCGTCCACTGTATCACTTGAGGGTGGTAAGAAGTATCTCATTCTTGATGAGGCAGACTATCTAAATCCAAACTCAACACAACCAGCTCTTCGTGGGTTCATTGAAGAGTTCCACAAGAACTGTGGATTTATTCTAACCTGTAATTATAAGAACCGCATTATCCCTGCACTGCAATCACGATGCAGTGTAATTGACTTTGTGATTCCTAAAGCAGAGAAAGTAAAACTTGCTCAACAGTTCTTCCATAGGGTTGTGAAAATCCTCAACGAGAACGAGATTAAGTTCAATGAGAAGGTTGTTGCAGAACTCATAAATAATCATTTCCCAGACTGGCGTAAAGTTCTGAATGAATTGCAACGGTATTCTGTGGCTGGTGAGATTGATGCTGGTATTTTGGTAAACCTTGCAGACAAGAATATCAAAGACCTAATGGACATGATGAAGAAAAAGGAGTTCACCAATGTTCGTAAATGGGTTGTCGATAATCTTGACAATGATTCTGATAAGCTGTTTCGCAGTATTTATGATAATCTTTACGAGTTTATTGATCCTAGTAGCATCCCTCATACTGTTGTGGCGTTGGGTGAATACCAGTATAAGGCAGCGTTTGTTGCTGATTTAGAAATCAATATGATGGCTTGCCTCACTGAGATTATGGGTAGGGTAAAGTTTAAGTGATTAAAATATATGATGATGTGGTAGAGGAACATGTTGCAGAATTAATTGCTTCTGAAATGAAAAATATTCGGTGGAAATTTGATTATTCTTCAAAAGCAAATCATCAATCTCGTCATTGGCATGTTCTTTGTGGACATGACTCTACAGAGATGATTGCAAATGGTTTTGAGTGGGTGATGCCTATTTGGACTTCTGCAATGTTCAAATATGAATTCAAAAAAAAGCATGATATTGATACATATAAACGCATATACATGAACGCTCATACACATGGTGTTGAACCTGTGATGCATACTGATGATGGTGATTTTACTATGATCTACTATCCACGAATGGATTGGAAACCTGAGTGGGGTGGTGGTACTCTAATTGATGGGCAACTCGTTCCTTATGTTGGCAATAGTTTAGTTATCTTTGATGCATATCTACCACACATGGCCATGCCTGTATCCCGTGAGTGTTACGAGTTGAGAAGTGTAATCGTATTTAAAGTGTTTGTATCTTCAGCAAATCGTGAACGACTTGACTTTTATAAGGATTGATTTATTATGAGCTATGAATTGAAAGTTAATAATGGAACGTATAAATCCGATAGTTTAACCTTTTTATTATGGGCGGTATTTTGTCATAGATTCCATCATTGGAAAAAGGGTGAGGGGTTTGTTGACTAATGTATGAACTGAAAGACTATCTCAAGGCAGTTAATCAGACAAAAGAACCCTTGATGGATGGAAATGATGAGGTTTGGGAGAAGAAATACGCTCCTTTCATTGTTAATAAATGTGTTGCACCGTTCCCTGATACCATTATGTTGGTAAATGAACTCAATCAACTACCACATATAGATAATAAACTTCAGTTTGATTTTTTGATAAATAGTCTGAGGCCAAGGAAGAGATTTACCCCGTGGTTGAAGGCGAAGAAATTAGAGAATCTAGAGTATGTTAAAGAGTTCTATGGTTATAATAATGCAAAGGCTAAATCCGCTCTTGATATATTATCTGAGGAACAAATTTCTGCCATAAAAAGAAAATTGTATAAAGGTGGGAAAAATGGAAGAGATTAAATGGACACCAGATCAGATGCTAGAAATCGGGTTAAAAGAACCCGATGATTTTTTGAAGGTAAGAGAGACTTTATCTCGTATTGGCGTTGCATCCCGTAAAGAAAAGAAACTATATCAGTCTTGCCATATTCTACACAAACAGGGTAGGTATTTTATTGTACACTTTAAGGAGTTGTTTGCTCTTGATGGTAAGGATACAAACCTGTCAATCAATGATATTTCTCGTAGGAATACAATTACTAATCTGCTAAAGGATTGGGGGCTGGTTACTATCATCGGCGAAATTGGAGAACTTGCTCCTCTCAGTCAGATTAAGGTATTGTCATATTCTGAAAAGAGTGATTGGATGCTTGAAACTAAATATAATATTGGAAAGAAAAAAGAAGTCTAATGGAAAAGTTCAAGTCATTCATCACAGAATCCAAAAATAAAGATTATAAAGTTGTGGTTCTTTCAGTTGAACACGATGATAAATCAATCACTGCTAAACGTATGAAAGAAGAGGCAGTTAAACTTGGTTTATCTCATTATGTTGTTGGTATAAATGGTTCCCATATTGAGTTTAATGATGGGACATATAGTCTTCATGAACTTGGTGATGAAAAAGGATTTGAAATTTCTAGTAGCGATACAGTAGTTTTTATACGAGGCACACCAACCAAGGATAGTGCTTTAAATATTATTTCTGAATTAGAAAAGATTGGTATATGTGTTGTTAACAGTAGAACTACTATTTCTACAACTGCTGATAAGTATCGTACATATATTAAGCTAAAAGATTATGGATTAACACAACCAAAAACAGAACTAATTCCTGATGAAGAAACACTAGAAACTGCTGTTAATAATCTTGATACAAAGTTTCCTATCATACTAAAAACTTTACGAGGTTCTAAGGGTGTTGGTGTTCTTTTTATTGAATCAGAACGAGCATTGACTTCTATTGTACAGTTAATGTATAAAACAGATTCTAGTGCAGACTTACTTATTCAAGAATATATTAAAACGGACTTTGATGTTCGGGTAATTGTTCTTGGCGGTAAGATAATTGCTACAATGCAAAGAGAAGTTGTGGATGGTGATTTTAGGTCAAACTTTTCACAAGGTTCAAAGGTAAAACCATATAAGTTAACAGAATTAGAAGTAGAGCAATCTTTGCTTGCATCTAAAGCTTTAGATGGAATGCTAACTGCTGTTGACTTTATTGCATCTAAAAATCCTAAAACAATTCCCCCATATATTTTAGAAGTGAATAGTTCGCCAGGAACAGAGGGTATTGAGGAAGCAAATAATAAAAATATTGTAAAGGATATTTTAACACACTTTAGAAATCCAGCTGTTCGTAATACAGTGCCTACACAATGTGGGTACGAAGAAGTTGTTTCTATAGAACCATTTAATGAAATGGTTGCTAAATTTGATACTGGCAATTCTGTATTGTCAGTGCTTCATGCTGAAGACATTAATATTAATGGAAAGAAAATTACTTTCGCTCTTAATGAAAAAACAATAACTACAAATTTAATAAAAACATATGAAGTAGATACAGGTGGTGGTGAAGATCAGCGGCCGGTGATTAAAATAGATATGGAATTTGCTGGTTCAGTTTATAAAGATGTTATGTTCGGATTAAATGACAGAAGTGAAATGGGCTCAGATATTTTATTAAATAGATTCACAATGAACAGAATGAATGTTATGGTTAACCCACAAAGAAAATTTGTTGTTACTACCAAATATGTCCTTGACAAATAACTTCCAAGGTGTTATACTCTTATAATGAACTTCTATACCAATGTCCTACAATATGGAAATTCCATCCTTGTCCGTGAGGTCAGGGATGGAGAGCGCATGACTCGTAGAGTCAAGTATGAACCCACACTATTTGATATGGTCAATACCAGTGAGGAGACTGGATACAAAACTCTGGACGGTAATAGTGTTCTGCCACATACATTCGATTCCATCAAGGAAGCCAAACAGTGGGTTGCTAACCGTGAAAACCAAAAAGAAATAATCTTTGGCAACACGCAGTATCCTTATTGTTGGATTGCTGATGAATATCCTAATCGGGTTGATTGGGACTTGGATCAGATGCTCATGGTCACCATCGATATTGAGGTGGAGTGTGAGAACGGATTTCCCAAACCAGAAGATGCAGCAGAACCGATGCTGTCAATCACTATCAAGAACCACCAGACCAAACGCATCGTTGTGTGGGGCATTGGTGAGTTCGTCACTGACCGTGATGATGTAACTTACGTTCAGTGCGAGAGTGAAGTGCATCTTCTAAAAGAGTTCCTTATTTTCTGGGAACGCCACACACCTGATATCGTCACAGGCTGGAATACAGAGTTCTTTGATATTCCCTATCTGGTTAATCGTATTCGCAATGTCTTTGATGAGGAAGAAGTCAAACGTCTATCGCCGTGGAGAAATGTGTTTGCCCGTGAGGTGTATAACATGGGGCGGGTACACCAGACGTATACTCTAGATGGCATTTCTGCATTAGATTACTTTGACCTATATCGCAAGTTTACATACACCAATCAGGAATCGTATCGCCTTGACCACATTGCATTTGTGGAACTGGGTGAACGGAAGACAGGCAATCCCTTTGAGACATTTCGTGAATGGTATACCAATGATTATCAGTCGTTTATTGAATACAACATTCAAGACGTTGAGATTGTTGATCGCCTTGAAGATAAGATGAAGCTGATTGAACTTGCATTGACGATGGCTTATGATGCAAAGGTTAACTTTGTGGAT